ACCTATTATTAAAGATGGCAAGATAAATTTTGATTTCAGTCGAATGGATAACGTTATGACTGGTCTTGACTCAGATAAATAGTTTTGAAAAAAGTTATTGAATGGCTTACAGGTGGCGTCATCAAAGAGGTTGGTGACGTCATCGATAAGTTAACCACCACCAAAGAAGAAAAGCTAGAGGCTCAAAGACTAATTCAAGAAATACTTGAAAAAGCTGACAGCGAAGCTCAAGCTCAGGTAACTGCGAGATGGGAAGCGGATATGAAATCTGATTCTTTCTTAGCAAAAAATATTCGACCTATGATATTAATATATCTTACGGTTGTTTTTACTATTTGTGCTTTCTTTGACGGTAACATAGGTGAATTTAAAATAGCTGAAGAATACGTACCAATATTCCAAACATTACTGGTTACAGTATATGGAGCCTACTTTGTTGGTAGAAGTTGGGAAAAAGGTAAATCAATAAGTGATAATAATAGTAAATAATAACAATTAAATAAAATCAAATGAAAAAAGTAAACAAAATTACACAAGAGCAATTAGATAACATTAGAGATCTTCAAAACAAACTATCAAGAGCATTGACAGATGTTGGTTATTTAGAAGCTCAAAAACAAAACCTACTTCAAGGTTTAAAAGAAGTTAACAACGAACTAGAATTAGTTAAAGTTGAACTAGAAAAAGAATACGGTCCTATCAATATAGATATTGCTACAGGCGAATACACTGTTGTTGAAACCGAAAAGAACTTAGAAGTAGTAGAGTAATGTCTTCAATTATAAGAAAAATAAGTATAGGTTCTGACTATAAGAACGATGCTATGCATTATTCTATAGGTCAACAAGTATATGGAGGTCACGAGATTTCTCATATACTTTTAGAAGAATCTGATAACTCTTATAACATATACATAAAGAAAAACAACGAGGTAATGCCATGGAAGAAGTTTAATTCTAACATGGCAATATCTGTTGAGTATGATTTGGAATACTAATGAAAAGTTTGTATGACTTTATTGTAAAGCCAGTTGGAGAAAAATATAACAATACAATTAAAGTTGGTGGCAAAGATTTAGTGGTTAACACTAAAATAGAAAACTGGAAGTTTGTCAATAGGATGGCTGAGGTTGTTCAAGTGCCACTGGCTTTTAATTGTAAAATATCAATTGGTGATATTGTAGTTGTTCATCAGAATGTATTTAGAACATTCTACGATATGAAAGGTGTTAAAAAGAAAAGTAGATCTTACTTAAAAGATGATTTACACTTATGTGCACTAGATCAAATATATTTATACAAACATAATAGTATTTGGAATACTATAAACGATAGGTGCTTTATATCTCCAATAGCTAATAGAAGCGATCTAACGTTTGATAAAGAAGAAAGCCTTATTGGCATATTAAAATACGGTAATAGTTCTTTAGAAGCTCTAGGAATTAATCCTGGAGATCTTATTGGTTTTAAACCTAAAAGTGAATGGGAGTTTTTAGTTGACAACAAAAGACTATACTGTATGAAATCTAATGATATTGTAATTAAATATGAATACCAAGGAAACGAAGTTGAATATAATCCAAGCTGGGCAAGTAGCAGTTGAGGAACTTATTAAAGTAGCTAAAGAGGCTATTGTTGATTCTGGCGATGATATTACAGCAGATAGATTAAAAAATGCAGCAGCTACAAAGAAATTAGCTATATTTGATGCTTTTGAAATATTAAATAGAATAGAAGCTGAGGAGAGTTTGTTAAATGAAACACCTGTAGAGGTAGTAGAACCAAAGTCTTTTAAAGGTTTTGCTGAAGGAAGATCTAAGTAATGTACGAGCAAACTCTATATAGAATTATAAAAGACCATATAAAACCTAAAGTTCTAGACAGAATGAATAGGTATAAAAAATGGGAGTATGGTTATAACGAAGAACACGATATTGTTGTTATAAGTAGGACTGGTGAAATTGGTGATGTTTATGAAATAGAAAATTTAAAAATAGCATTACCAAAAGAAACTAACATACATAAATTTAAAAGCGATAAATGGGAACACACTGAATATCCCAAAGAACTAGATAAAATAAAAACTGTTTTTGACTGGGAGGAATATCCCAAAGACTTTAAAGAGAGATGGTATGATTACATCGATAATGAATTTAATAAAAGAGAACAAGGATTTTGGTTCTATAATAAAGGTTTGGCTACTTACATCACTGGTACTCATTATATGTACTTGCAGTGGTCAAAAATCGACGTCGGTCAACCAGACTTCAGAGAATCAAACAGATTATTCTACATATTCTGGGAAGCTTGCAAAGCAGATATAAGATGCTACGGAATATGTTATCTTAAAAACAGACGTTCAGGATTCTCTTTCATGGCGTCTGGAGAAGCAGTTAATCTAGCTACAATATCAAGTGATGCTAGATTTGGAATATTATCTAAATCCGGACCAGATGCTAAAAAAATGTTTACAGATAAGGTAGTTCCAATATCAGTAAACTACCCTTTTTTCTTTAAACCAATACAAGACGGTATGGACCGTCCAAAAACAGAATTAGCTTATAGAGTTCCAGCGTCTAAATTTACAAGACGCAAACTTGACACTAATGAAAAATTACAAGATATAACTGGTTTAGATACAACTATAGATTGGAAAAACACAGGTGATAACTCTTATGATGGTGAAAAACTTAAATTATTAGTTCACGACGAAAGTGGTAAATGGGAGAGACCAACTAATATATTAAACAATTGGAGGGTTACTAAAACCTGTTTAAGACTTGGGTCAAGAGTTATAGGTAAATGCATGATGGGATCTACTTCCAACGCACTAGACAAAGGTGGTAGTAATTTTAAAAAATTATACAATGACTCAGATGTCACGCAGAGAAATGCCAATGGACAGACTCGCTCAGGATTATATAGTTTGTTCATACCTATGGAATGGAACTACGAGGGATACATTGATTCTTATGGATTTCCTGTATTCAATACTCCGAAAGAACCAATAAGAGATGTTTTTGGTAATTTAATAAAACAAGGTGTAATAGAATACTGGGAAAACGAAGTAGAAGGTTTGAAGAACGATCAAGATGGATTAAATGAATTCTATAGACAGTTTCCAAGAACTACCCAACATGCTTTTAGAGATGAATCAAAAGAATCTTTATTTAATTTAACTAAAATATATCAACAGATAGATTTTAATGAAGATCTTAAAAATTCAATATCAATCACTAGAGGTAGTTTTCAATGGCAAAATGCAGTACCAGATACTAAAGTAGAATTTGTACCAAATAAAAATGGTAGATTTTTAATCACATGGGTTCCTCCATTGAATATGCAAAATAAAGTAATTGTAAGAAATGGTTTAAAATATCCTGGAAATGAGCATTGTGGTGCTTTTGGATGTGACCCTTATGATATATCTGGAACAGTAGACGAAAGAGGATCTAATGGATCTTTACATGGTTTAACTAAATTCACTATGGAAGACGTACCTCCTAATCATTTCTTTTTAGAATATATAGCTAGACCGCAAACAGCTGAAATATTCTTTGAAGACGTTTTAATGGCTTGCGTATTTTATGGTATGCCAATATTAGCGGAAAATAATAAACCTAGATTATTGTATCATTTTAAAAGAAGAGGTTATAGAGCTTTTTCTATGAACAGACCTGATAAAAAACTTAACAAACTATCAGTAACAGAAAGAGAACTTGGTGGAATACCAAACTCGAGTGAAGATATAAAACAAGCTCACGCTGCCGCTATAGAGACTTATATAGAAAGTTTTATAGGATTAAGAGAAACAGGTTATGGTGATATGTACTTTCAAAGAACATTAAATGATTGGGCTAAATTTAATATAAATAATAGAACAAAACACGATGCTTCTATTAGTTCTGGTTTAGCTTTAATGGCTTGTAATAAAAATAGGTATTCACCATCGCAACCAATTAATAGAGAAACCTTAAGTTTAGGTATTAAAAAATACGATAACAAAGGTGTCATTTCAAAAATAATAAGTTAAATGAATATATACACTAACACTAACAGTGCTTTTCCAAGTCAAATCGTCAGCGATGTCGAAAAGGCTAGTTGGGAATATGGAAGTCAAGTAGCTCAAGCTATAGAGTATGAGTGGTTTGACCAAGGGCGAGCTGGTGGTAATAGATATTTAACTAATTGGAATAATTTTCACCAATTAAGATTATACGCTAGAGGAGAGCAACCTGTTCAAAAATATAAAGATGAATTATCTATAAATGGTGATTTGTCTTATTTAAATTTAGACTGGAAACCAGTACCAATACTATCAAAATTTGTTGACATTGTAGTTAATGGTATGTCACAAAAATTCTATGACATTAAAGCTTATTCTCAAGATCCAAATTCTGTAAAGAAAAGAACTGAGTACGCTAGCAAGTTACAAGAAGATATGATAGCTAAGGAATACCTAGATAGTTTAAAAGGTACTTTAGGTATAGATCTTTATCAATCTCCGGATCCAAG